GGGGCATACAATAGACTAAGGAGAAGTGATTTCATGGCTAATTATCTTTACGATACCGCTCGGGAGCGATTCCTCAAACCCGGTTTGCGTACCACCGTGGCTAACGGTCAAGCCGCAAGCGACAGCATCAACTGGTCAGAAGACAACATCAAGATGATGTTGATCGACACTACGAACCACCCGGAGGATGCCACCGACGAGTTCCTCTCGGATGTGGCTGCTTCAGGGATTATAAAAACATCGGGGAACCTGGGTAGTAAAACGACCACTGATGGTGTCGCACTAGCGGCCAATGTCGTGCTCGATAGTGTGACCGGCGTCAACTGCGAGGCGATTATTATTTACAAGGACACGGGCGGGGCGGATACCACTTGTCCCCTGATCGCCTGGATTGATGACGCTACGGGGTTGCCGATCCTACCCAACGGGGCCGACATCGACGTAATCTGGGACACGGGCGCTAACGGCATCTTTAAGCTCTAATGCCCCAACGCCAGTGCCTCGCGCCCATGGGGATCAGCCCCCCTGAGATTCGAGTAGAGGCACTGACGGTCCGTCAAAAACCTTCACGATTCATATACGAGCGGCTGGTCGATATTCGGCCGTCGTTCATGTCGGCCGCTCGTCCTGTGATGCGAGGGCCGCCTATCGCTTTTTAAGGGGTAAGCCATGCCCCTTATAGTATGGGATGACGAACGTCTTGAGATCCTGCCGTCCGGTATTGCACCGGGTGCGGCGGGCACCCCGACGGTCGAGAACAATGTTGAACTTACCGGCAATGGTATTGCGCCGGGTGGGTTCGGTGCTGACGGGCTCCAACTTGATATCGAGGGGCAGGGAATTCCCCCAGGTGGCTTTGGGACCACCAAGCTAAACCAACAAGCCGAGCCCACTGGCATTGCGCCGGGTGTACTCGGCGCAACGGTCGTACAGCACAACCTGGAACCCACGGGTATCGCACCCGGTGGTTTTGGTACGGCCATTGCCCAGAACAATATCCAACTTACGGGCATTGCTCCGGGTGTTTTTGGCACAACTCAGTTAGACCAGGATGTTACCGCGACGGGTATCGCGCCAGGCGTACCCGGCACACCGGCCGTTAAGCACAACCTTGGACCTGCGAGTATCGCAGCGGGTGGGTTCGGCACTACTACAGCCCAACTCAACGTCGAATTAACCGGGAACGGCATTCCACCGGGTGGGTTCGGCGCCGATTCACTAGGGCTTGGTATCGAGGCCGCGGGCATTGCGCCGGGCGGTCTAGGCACCGCCGAGCTAAAGCTCAACATAGAGCCCGCGGGGATCGCGAGCGCCGAGGCGTTCGGTGCTACCAGCGTGGGCGTTGTCATATCGCCGGTTGGTATCAGCGCGGGTGCGTTCGGTACGGCTGTTATAGAGAACAACCTGCCGGTAACGGGGATCGCCCCTGGCGGGTTGGGCACTACTACGGCCCAACTCAATGTCGAGCCTAATAGTGTCGCGAGCGCCGAGGCGTTCGGTACTGCCGCACTCAAACATAACATCGCGCCGTCGGGCATCGCGGCTGGCGGGTTTGGGACAACCACTGCTCAGAACAACCTGCCGGTCACGGGGATCGCCCCGGGTGGATTTGGGACCGCTGCGGTTAAGCTCAACGTCGAGCCCAGCAGTGTTGTCAGTGCAGAGGCGTTCGGTACTGCGACAGTCGAAGCGAATAACGTCGGGCCGACTGGCATCGCTCCGGGCGCGGTTGGTACACCACAGCTAGACCAGGGCATTCAGGCATCCGGTATTGCACCGGGTGGGTTCGGCGCTGATTCGCTAGAACACAACCTCGCGCCCACAGGGATCGCTCCCGGCGGGTTTGGGACAACCAACCTCAACCAGAACGTAGAGCCTTCTGGCATTGCCAGTGCTGAAGCGTTCGGCGCGGACACACTCGAAAATAACATCACACCGTCGGGTATCGATGCGGGTGCATTAGGTACTCCCGCGGTTGGGATACTGACCCCCATTTCGCCGTCTGGCATTACGCCCGGTGGGTTTGGGACACTGACGATCCGTCTTGGGGACGTGGGGTTGATTCTGCTGTCTGCGGAGAGCCTGGCGACCAGCACGATGAGCAGTGAGGGATTAACCGTTTCTACTATAACCGGTGAGGCACTAAAAACGTGAAGAGTTTTGAAGTCACAGAGAGCGCCAACGCTCAATACACAGCTACGCTGAAGGATGAGCAGGGCACTATCATCGGGCCGAGCCTGTTGACCACCCTGACGCTGACCCTGTTCAGTGAGGATAGCCCGACCAAGGTCATCATCAACAGCCGTGACGCGCAGGATATCCTGGGTACGACCGCGACTCCCGTGAATGGTGGCTCCGTTAGTTCCAGTGGCGTCCTGACGCTCAACCTATCGGCGGCCGATAATGCTATCATCAACACTGCATTACCACGGGAACGGCATCTGATGGAGTTCGCGTGGACATACACCAGTGGAACCAAGACAGGCCGCCACCGCGCCCGCCTTATAGTCACGAACTTGGAGAAGACCTGATGCCGAAAACAATCAAGATGTTGTTGACTCCAGCCGGGATTTCCCGGTTCACGAACCAAGCCGATGAGGGCGACCCGCCCGCTGCCCATGTAGCCGGGTATATGTACGCCGAGGGTATTAACACTGCGGCTGATATCGACGCCGCGGCCGTTTACTACCGCAAGGCTTCCGATGGCGGTATCGTAGGCGCACAGGCCGACCTGGGTTTCTCGTTCGAGGATGTGGGCAATGACCTGGCTGCTGTGGATGAGTTCGAGGGTGCCGCGTACCGCTGGCACGCGGGCGCAGCGTTTCACATCGGCGGGATGCACGAGTTCGCTGGGACGTTGGAAGACGCATGGGCCTGGTACAAGCTGGCGGAGGACGCGGGGCATACCACGGGGGCCGCGCAGGCGGATGCTTTGAATCTCGACGCGGCGGCGCTTACAAGCGCGACTGCTAAACTGGAAGCTCTGAGGGCTCAACGTGCCTAACGTACTGCACCTCTGCACTGTGGAGGATGTAGGTACTTACCCCGGCATGGCATCGCTGGGGGGTTCGGATCGCGAGTGGGTGTTACAAGTGGTGCGTGGGTTTGCCAAGCGGGCTGAGAACTATACCGGCCGGGAATTCTATACAGAGGCCCGCACCGAAACATTCTCCACCGACGGGACGAAGCGGTATCTCCAATTACGGGCATTCGGCACATCGACAAACACGGTGACGACTGTCCACGAGGATACGGACAAGGCATTCAACGCGGCCGATCTGGTGAAAGCCGCGGATTATGATTTTGATTGGCGTACCGGGCTGTTAAGCCTCGATTCTGGCAGGTGGACCCGTGGGCAGAATGTGATCCAGGTGGTCTGGACTGGCGGTTTGGGCACCAGTGCGGATGCCGTGCCGGACGATTTACGGCAGGCTGCTATCCTACAGAGCGTATACTGGTGGCAACGCCGGAACGAGCTAGGGTTGCAGTCGAAGAACATGAAGGACGGAACGGTGAACGTGAACGTCCAATCGACGTTATTGCCGGAAGTCAGGGAGATACTAGACTCCTACCGGATTCTATAATGCCGGTTAAGTACCAGGATTTCGGGCTGACAAAGCGATTGTCCGAGGCAGCGAGGCGCAAGCTGCGAAAGACTATCCTCCGAACCTTCCGAGAGGAGGGGCGCCGGGCCGCAGGGGAGATTACGAAAAAGGGGATTCGCGGCGGTGGCGGGCCACTCGGATCTGAGAGCAAGAGTGGGCGCCTGTTTACCCGTTCTGGCTCTCTGAGGAGGACCATTGGGTCCAGAACTCTCCAGATGAGTGATCGGACCTTCGTGAGTTTGGGGACCACCGAGGGGTCGTCAGTATATGCCCGTATCCACGAAGAGGGGGGCACGATAAGGCCAAAGAGGCAGAAGTTCCTCACCATACCACTGCCCGCGTCCTATTTTCCCTCTGGAGTGAAGAGATGGACCGCCAGGGAGTTAATGGAAGACCCCAGCCCGTTTGACAACACGTTTGTATATGACCGTGGTTTTGGCAAACGAACGATTCTGGGTGTGAAGGGGCCTCACGGGGCGGAGCAATTCACTCCGCTGTTCCTGCTACGGAAGCGCGTAACGATCCCTGCCCGACCCTTTGTCGGCCCCGCGTTTGAGAAGATGAAAAAGCTAATCATCAAACGCCTCCACCGAATGGGGGCTGAACTTAGTGGCTAGTCTGCGTGAAAAGATCATGGTCGAGGTGCAAACCCGGCTTGAGGCCATCACGACGGGGAACGGTTATTCTCAGGATATCCGCGAAGTCGTGAGGACGCGGGCGGACATACCCGACTATCCCACAGTGCCCGCCATCTACCTCTATGAAGGTGCTGAGAGGAAGGACGACACATACGCATCAGGTAAATTAAGGGTTGACCTGGATGTAGTGATCGTCTACCTGCTGGAGGACTACACCGACCAGGCCACTACGGCCAATGCCGCCCTGGCTGATGTCTCAAAAGCCATGGGGACGGATTATACAGTAACTGGCGTCAGTGGCGCCCAGACCATCGTTCAATTTGTGGAACGAGGAAACGAGGTAGTAGTGGATCCCACGGACGAGAAGTTGATTATTTGCGGATTGGAGTTTGACGCACGGTACACGCACGCCTTGGGCGACCCTGATAACGCATAATGCGTTTGGAGTGGGTATCACCCAACGCAAGTCGGGCCGGAATCGGCCATGGTTACAAATTAGCCGAGAGACAGATGAAGGCGGGCTTGCTCGCTAAGGGCTGGGAGTTAAGGGATTCCGCCCGTCGGGCCGTGCAGGTCTGCCCCCCGGCGCACTTCATCCGTAAGCCTGGTAAGACCAACATCCTGTACACGATGTGTGACAGCACGGTCGTACCGCTTGAGGCTCGCCGTGGTTTACAGACGGCTGATGTGATCGTGACCCCGTCGCGGTTCTGTCGCGATATATTCCGCCTGCACACCAACAAGCCGATCCATGTTTCGCCTTGGGGGGTGGACACGGAGCTATTCAGTTTCCATCAACGTCGGCAGACCTCCCCTTTCCGGTGGCTGTGGGTGGGAGCCCCGCAGATGAAGAGGGGGTGGGATGTCCTAGCGGATGTTTGGAACCGCGTTTTTTGCCAGTT